CTCCTATACCTGATGGAGTTTATAGAATTTATTTCTTTGCTTATAATAGACCTGCAGAATTATCTGCAGATACAGATGAAGTTTTATTTCCTAAACAATACAAACCAGTTTTACTAGCAAGAGCTAGATATTATATTTATCAATTTAAAGATAATATTGCTCAATCACAATTAGCTTTAGATGAATATAAAAAAGGATTACAAAATATGGCTGACAATTTAAATTCACCACAACCACAATATATGTCAGATGTAAGATTTACTTATTTATTACCATAAGGATTAAAAATATATGCCAACACAAGGTGCATCAATTACAGTTGCAGGAGGATTAGATTTAGTTTCAAGTTCTCATGCATTATTTAGAACTCCAGGTGCAGCAACTATATTAGAAAATTTTGAATCTTCTACAACAGGAGGTTATAGAAGAGTAAGTGGTTATACAAAATTAGGTGGAGCTAGTGCAACAGTACCTTCAGGTGTTTCAACTGAATTAATTGAAGGACTAACTCCTTATGCAAATGGAGTTCTTGTTTGTCAAGGTGATGATATTTATTGGGGTACTGATGGAATTAATTGGACTCAAATTAATAAAGATACTTATAAAGTTAAAACAGGAACAGTATCAGTAACTTCAGGAAGTCCTACAGTAACTGGAAGTGGTACAGCTTTTACAACTGAGTTTGCTGCTAATGATAGAATAAGAATTAATAACACTAACTATAGAGTTTTATCTATAACAAGTGATACAGTATTAACATTAGATTATAACCCTACAGCTACTATAAGTGGACAAGCTGTTTATAAAAGTGGTATGTCTTCTTCAGATTTATCTAGTGCAACAGTCTCAGCTAGAACAAATCAAACGAATTGTCAATTTGTTAATTATGAATCAGAAGGTATTTATGGTACCTTATATATAACAGATAGCCAAAATAAAATTGCTGAATTTCAAATAACTACTTCAGGTGGAAGTAATGTATTTCATTTTGAAACATTAGAAAGGTCTTCTCCTATTAATCCTAAAAGGTGTACTATATATGCTGAAAGATTAGTAGTAGCTGGACAAACTACTTCAGATAGTACAGTTGCTTATAGTACTAGATTAGAACCTTATAACTTTACTGGTTCTTCTGCAGGTACAATAGATACTGGAGATGTTATTGTAGGTATTAAAGTCTTTAGAAATACTCTTGTTATATTCTGTAAAAATAGTATATTTGAGTTGACAAACCTAGATTCTACCCCTATACTTAAATCAGTAACAAAAAATATAGGTTGTGTAGATGGAAACACAATTCAAGAGATAGGTGGAGACTTAGTTTTTCTAGCACCTGATGGATTAAGAACAGTTGCTGGAACAGCTAGAATTGGTGATGTTGAAATAGGTTCTATTAGTAGAAAAATATTACCAGTAATAAATGATTTATTAAATAATATAGCTAACTATAAACTTGATAGTATGGTTATAAGAGAAAGAAGTCAATACAGATTATTTTATTTTCAATCTGGTCAAGCTTCTTCTTCTCAAAAAGGAATTATAGGAACTTTTAAATTTGATTCTAATGGTGTTCCTGCTTTTGAATGGAGTCAAACATTAGGAATGGAAATTAGAAAATGTTCTTCAGCATTAAATCCTTCTAATACAGAAGTACAATTTGGTGCAAATGAATCTGGTTATATTTATTCATTAGATTCAGGAAATGATTTTGATGGTGCAAATATAAATGCAAGATTTCAAACACCTGATATGGATTATGGTGATAATGGTTTAAGAAAAAGTTTATATGCAGTTAAAACAAATTTAGAACCAGAAGGAACAAACTGTAATTTAAAATTAAGAATTAGATATGATTTTGAATCTACTGATGTACCACAACCAGGAGAATTTTCAATTGGTTGTTTAAGTAGTTCAGCATTATTTGGTGCTGCAACATCTAAATTTAATTCATCAATTTTTGGAGCAGTAACATTACCAAGTAAAAGAGTTTTAGTAACAGGTAGTGGATTCTCTAATAGTTTTAGATTTACTACAAATGATAAAGATGCATCATATTCAGTTAATGGAATGTTTGTATCTTTTATAGCAGGAGGAAGAAGATAATTTATGGCAGGATATACACGACAAAGTAGTATTGTAGATGGTAATACTATTACAGCAGCAATATTCAATAATGAATATGACCAACTATTAGCTGCCTTTAATAATACTACAGGACATAAACATGATGGTACTGCAGCAGAAGGTCCAGTAATTTCAGTATTAGGTGATGGTGGTTTAGCTACTCCTTTAAATAAAATTTCAATAGATACAGCTAATGACCATATAAAATTTTATATAGATGTTGGTTCAAGTGCAGTAGAACAATTAAATATTTTAGATGGTGTAATTAAACCTGCAACAGATAATGATATTGATTTAGGTTCATCTACACATGAATTTAAAGATGGTTATTTTGATGGTACTTTAAATACAGATACATTAGTTATAGGTACTTCAACAGGTATAACTTCGGTTGATACAGATTTAGCATCTGTTTCAGGTAGTGATGATACATTAGCTTCTGCAAAAGCAATTAAAGCTTATGTAGATGCAGTTCCAGTTGGAGATATTACTTCAGTTATAGCAGGTGATGGTTTAACAGGTGGTGGTACAACAGGTGATGTAACATTAAATGTTGTAGGTGGTACAGGTATTACTGCTAATGCAAATGATATAGCAATTGATGCTACAGTTGCAACATTAACAGGTTCTCAAGATTTAACAAATAAAACTTTAACAAGTCCAGTTATTGATACTGGTATAAGTGGTACTGCATTTTTAGATGAAGATAATATGTCTTCTGATTCAGCTACTAAAGTTGCATCACAACAATCTATTAAAGCATATGTAGATACTCAAGTAGCTACAATTCCAGTTGGAGATATAACTGCAGTTGTTGCAGGTACAGGTTTATCTGGTGGTGGTACTACTGGTTCAGTAACTTTAAATGCAGATGTTTCAGCATCAAGTACAAATACATTTACAAATAAAACTATAGATGCAGATGGTACTGGTAATAGTATTACAAATATTGAAGATGCAAATATTAAAGCTGCAGCAGCAATTGATGCAACTAAAATTGCAGATGGTTCTGTTACAAGTGCAGAGTTTCAATATATTAATTCTTTATCAAGTAATGCTCAAGACCAAATAGATTTAAAAGCTCCTTTAGCTTCTCCAGCTTTAACTGGAAATCCAACAGCTCCTACTCAATCAGCAGGAGATAATTCAACTAAACTTGCAACTACAGCTTATGTAGATAATTCTCAAGCTGCTAGAGACCAGTTAAGTGAAATGACAGATGTTACACTTGCTAGTTTAGCAGATGCTAATTATTTTATATATGATAATGCAGCAAGTGTTTGGAAAAATAAAGCTATAAGTGGTGCAATAACTTCAGATAAAGATGGTGTTACAACATTAGCTTCAGGTATAGATGCTACTAAAATAGCTGATGGTTCAGTAACAAGCACAGAATTCCAATATATTAATAGCTTATCATCTAATGCTCAAACTCAAATAGATGCTAAACAAGCTACAATAGATTCTTCTAACAGGTTAAATGCCAACCTAGTTGGAGATGGTTCAGTAGATAATACTGAATATGGTTATTTAAATGGTGTAACTTCAGGAATACAAACTCAAATAGATGCAAGAGCTTCAGCAGGTTTTGCTGTAGCAATGGCTATTGCGTTGTAATCTTCTGTTGACAATTTGATTAAAAAAAGGTATAATTAGGATAATTCTATGGCACAAGATTTTGAAAGAACTTTAAAACAAAATATATCCAACAACTCTGGTTCTCCTACAGAATTAAGAGCAGCAGCAAATTCTGATGATGCTATCATTGGTGTTAGATGTACTAACACTTCTGGTACTTCAGTTAATGTTACTGTTTATGTAGAGAATAGTTCAACTACTTATCATATAATTAAAAATGCTCCCATCCCTACAGGTGGTTCATTAGAATTAATTGATGGTGGTTCTAAAGTTGTATTAATGAGTGGAGATGCAGTTAAAGCTTATGCTTCAGCAGCTTCATCTGTTGATATAATTACAAGTGTTGTAGATACAATTTCAGCATAATAAAAGGAAATATTTTCTATGGCATATGTGGGAAGAACACCTGCTAACGCAGCAATAACAGCAGCAGATTTAGATAATGGTATTGTCACAGCAGACAAACTAGCTACTAATGCTGTAACTACTGTTAAAGTAAATGCAGATGCTGTTACAAATGCTAAAACAGAATTTACACCTGGACTAACTATTAAAGGTGATGGTTCAAGTGCTGATGGTAAATTAACTTTAAATTGTTCTCAAAACAGTCATGGAGTTTCTATAACTGGACCTGCACATTCTGCAGCACAAAGTTATAATTTAATTTTACCAACATCAGTTGGAACAAGTGGACAAGTACTTGCTACTGCAGGTTCAAGCACTAATCAATTATCTTGGATAGATGCTACAGAAACTAAACCTACAGTTGCGAATGTTTCTCAAACTATTGCTCCAGCAACAGCTACAACAATAAATATTACAGGAACTAACTTTACAAATATTCCACAAGTAGAATTCATTAAATCAGA